CTCGTAGCGGTTAACGTCGGAGTGTTAGTAGGTGTGTTAGTTGACGTTGCCGTTAATGTCTGAGTAGGTGTATTTGTTGGTGTACTAGTTAATGTTTGTGTCGGAGTATTTGTACTTGTTGAAGTAGGTGTACTCGTTGCAGTAACCGTTGGTGTTGGTGTTGAGGTTTGTGTACTTGTCGGAGTTGGTGTCGGACTTGCACCCGGTACACATTCAAATGGAGATTCTTCCAAATCCTCATCTGTTGGTACTGTTGGACAATGTACAGGGTCAATATAATATTGTCCTAAATTGAAATTAATATTAGGATGTTTATCATACTGATGTTTCATTAATATTTGATGATTTGTGTTACCATCAAATACAACCATAAATTCATCCGTTAACGGTGAACCGTCTTTCTCAACATTAAGATTAAAATATAATCCCGTATCACAATAATTTAAATCAACACTTAAAACTTCAATTGGGGAACCATATTGGTTGATTAGGAAATCTCCTTTGTCATATAATTCACTTGGGTGGTCACAACACGGCTCAATAAAATCCTCAGGTCTTACTTGTAATTCCTCAGGGAATCTATCATCAAAATGATATGTTCCGTTTGTTACCGAACCGAAATCTTCAATAAATTTATTTGTATAAACTCGTAATTGTGTTGTTGGTAAAACTTCAAATACTTCGATGTCACCGGTTGTTGTTTCACCAGTGATAATACTTTTCTTAATTGAACCCAAACATTCTTTATCGGTCACCAAAAGTTTTGAATATTCATATGTAAATGAATATCCATCTTGAGATGCATTTTGGAATTGTTGGTTTGTTAATCCTGAACACGGTAGATAATCAGCACTTAAAATATATTCACCAACTTGAAGTTGATAAACTGTTTTTTCGGTAATCGTTCCACCTAAAATATATGATTCAATATCATCACTTGTTGTTGTACTATCAATCACCAATCCTGAGGAAACAACCAATACAATTGAACTGTCTTTTAAACCGTAATTAAAATTAGATTTATATTCAACCTTTGGTTGCATTGTGTATCCTGTGTAATTGTCACAGAATGTCACCCCTGATGTTGTTGAAATGGTATTTCCTGTTGAACCTTGGTAACCGTTAATCACAAAAATTTCTGTGTGACTTTTTCCACTTGGTAGTGGACAAGGGTCATGTTCAATTTTTGCTTGTAATCCTTCAATTTTAAATTTAACCTCATTGTTAGCAGCATCAACGATATTGAAATCAATCACATCGTATTCAGTAACACCCGTTAATTTAAATTTACAATCGTATCCTGCAACTTTTTCAATGTATACGTCAGCATTTTGGCTGTACCCACTTGTACAATTTGCATAAATGTAGAACGGCCATTCGTGTCCTTTTTGAACTCCGAATTGTGCTCCAATGACATCAATGTAAATGTCAGATACCATGATACAGTTTTCCGGTTCTTCACAATAATATTCTCCGTCACCACTAACCTCAACACTTAATCTATCATTAATTTTTGTTGTTCTATAATCAGCTTCAAAACGATAATCAAAGTAATCTTTAACAGAACAATCACCAATACCGTACTTTATTGATGAGAATTTAATCATCTCCTCACCATCTTCATTAGTGAATATTTCATAACTCACCATCGGTACTGTTTCAGTTGTGTATGAATGTCCCGTTGCTCCGGTAAACGGTGCATATGGTTCATATCCGGCACTATATCTCGTAATCGTAATTGTATTAATTAAATTACTTAATGCAGTTAACCATAATTGTTTTATTTTAACAATATCTGGTTCTAAATAATCTTTGTAATCACAAATAAGAGCCAAATTAATTGGGTCGTTATTTGTTAAATCCGTACATCCCGTCATTGGGAATGGATTAAACAGTTGTGCACTATTTGTGGTATTTGTGGTACCACTAACAACAACTGTCATTCCTGTGGTTAATCCCGAATAATCAGGACCACCATATACAATTCCATCAATCTCAATTATCGGGTAATATGTTACACCCGTTAAATTGATTAATCCTCTAAAGTTTGTTTCTTCACCAAGTAATGTTTCAAGGTCTTCTTCGATTGCGGTTTCAAAATCAGGATATAAATCCTCAATAAACTCCATTGGTTGACAATCAAATACATAAGGGTATTTTGGTCTTCCAAATAAATTGTTTTCAATTAAATTACCACCCGTCCATAATGTTGTTGCCGGAACTAATTGTTCTACTAACTGTACCCAATAAGGACTGATTCTATTTACAAACTCCGCAGAATCGATAAATGTAAATGGTGTAAAACCGGTTTGTGAAATATAATCTCTGTAGATATCTTCAAGAACGATGTAGTTCTTTTTATATCTAATTGTGTGAGAATTCTTAATTACTTTATGTATGAAATTATCAACAAATTGAGCAAATGTAATTCCTGTTTGAGGTGCTAATAAATTTGTTGTACCAAAAGAAATTTCTAAATCTCTACTCTTTCTGAAAATATCATAGTTAATTGAGTTCGATGGTGAAATATGAATATTGATATTTTTTCTATTCAATATCAATGATGAACCATCTTCAACATCGTGAGCTTTTAAATTGTCGATTTCCGCTTGTAAACCATAACCCGTATCTAAACCCGGTAGTGTTCTAAACACATCGAAATAATCTTCACCATATGTGTAAGATTTATTTTTTGTTTTGATTGTTTTGGTTCTACCTGTTAATACAGAATTTTCATCATCCAACACTGTCGGAGAACGGTGGTCCAATGTAATATCATACCACCCCGCACCTTTTTCAAAGAAAATATCGTTACTTTCACTAAACGCTCTTCTTGGTAAACCAGTATCGGGGTCAACAGGGAAACCATCTCTATCAAATGTGGTGGTTCCTGTGGCAACGGTTGTTGTATATGTATACCCCGTTGTATTGAAATTCGCTGTTATGTATGTTTTCTCACCTGCAATTACATCATAGATGTCTTGTTCCAAATCAGAACTTGACGGCATCGATGTTACCTTGTAAACATATTCGTTAATCTTAATCAATGGTTCAGGAGCCCCTAAAAATTTTAAGAAAAATTCTACCGATGCTCTCGTACCTTTTGATTTAAAAATATATGCAAGATTTACTAATAATCTTCTGTAGAATTCATATTCCGCCTCAACCTGATTAAATCCTGTAGATACTCCTTGATATGTTGATGACAAACGAGTGTACATCATATCCTCCAATGACTTCTCATCAAATAGATTAGTTGTCGATAAACCAAGGTTTTCAGATAAATTCTTTAATAATATATCGGGTAAATTATTTACACCATCATAACTCACATTTCTCATGTAAGCGATGTTGTCAATATATTTTTTTACTGAGTCGAAACTTTGACCATATAATTGAAAGACACTTTCTGTTCTCTTGTCTTCCGTATCAAATTCAAATAATTGAGGGGAAGCCAAGAATCTAACCATAAGGTTAGATTTGTAGTTATCAATTTGGTCCGAAATGTCACTTAGATTTTGAATGTAAGATTCGTAATCAAGTCCACTGATTTGAATATTCCAACCATCTACCAATATTGGCCACGAATAACTAATATTTTGAAGTGTTGTTCTTGAGCCGTCGGTACTTTCTTGTGGTACCTGAAAACTCGAGGTATAGATTGGTGTTGTTTCTCTGTTTAATAAAGATTCCTCAACATCATCTAAACCATTAAAAAATTCTTCAACCACACCGTCATTAGGTCTAATAATGAAATCATTAGAATATGATGTAGAACCACTGAAGGGATTTCCAATTACAACAAAAACCAATTCATTTGCACTGTTTGGTTCATTGTATTGAATAACCGGATAACTTTCGTTATTTAAGTTTAAAACGTATTTGTTATAAGATGAATATAAATTTCTAAGTTCGTTTTCTGTTGTTGGTTTAATAACACTATTCGGTTCAACTAATGTAATATCAAATGGATTGAATATTTTACTTAATTGAACATAGAAAGTTGTACGATTTAAACTGTAATCGTGTGATATGTTATATGCCGAAAAAAGGTTATTACCAATTGGGGTATCCGCAACAATAGATAATGCTCCGGGGAACTTTTTAATAATACGAGTAATTGAAACTAAAATTCTTTCTTTTAAAGAACCGAACATAGATTTGTCCGCATTCCTCTTATTACTCTTAAAACGAATTGTACTTTTTCTTTGTGAACCACCTGATGTCGATGACTGTGTGGTTGTTACCGCCGAGGTTTCTTTCTTAACACTATCAAGAGTTAGAAACTCAGAAAATGGATTATTTCTGAATGATTTAGCATCTTTTTCAGGAATGGTCTTATCAATATCAAAACTTGTATTGGCAAGGGCAGGACTACCCGTAGTGATTTGTCTTCCAACTAAATTATCACTAAATGTTTCTGCTCCGCTAGCCGCTTGACTTGGTACCTTTCTTCTCGCCATTATTCGGTAATAGTATCAAAGTTTAATGTTTCATCAATATCAGTTCTTTCCTCACGAACTTCGTATAGAGTTTCATTAAACTCATCCTTAACCTCGTAAAGATTGTACTGTCTGTATATG